ACGAACCCCAGTCCTCCAGCTAGTAGTGTTTCTGGCATAAAATGAAATGGTATTCTCTATTAAAATCTTTTGTCTTTATTATCTTGAATCCTTCCAAATTACGTCCATCGTATTTCTTTCCGTTTGTTTCGTAGTCCAGTCCCGCAAATCCGAATAGCACTTTCCCGTTTGGTTTTAAAATTCGTCTAACTTCGGAAATCATTTTAATCGGGTCGTCCAAATTCTCATACATACCCACGCACATCACCGAATCAAATTCATTGTCAGGCAGATTGTTATTCAGAATGTCGTTCCCCTCGTTTACTTCATAGCAGGTATAGTCTTCAAACAGTCCCGAATAATCCCACTCATTGCTTCTTCCCACGTCTAGCACTCTTCCTTTTAACTTTTTTACTTCTTCGTTGTAATACTTTCGGTACTCGCTTGGCTGGCTTTTGGTCAATTTTCGTATACTTTCCATATATTCTAAAATTAGCTGTCTCCGTTGATTCTTCATTCCAACCGTGATTCATCATAAATACTCTTAATTGATTGTGATTCCATTGCGTGAAATCATCAGCGTCTGATTCTGTCGGGACAACTACATAGAGGGTGTTTGTTATCTTTCCGATCGCTTCAATCGCTTTATCAGGGTATTCAAGATGCTCCAAGGTGTCTCCTAGGAATACAGCGTCATACTTTCCTTTGACATCGTAGGCACTCATCACCTCACTTGGCACTCCGTGCTTTTGAGCCAGTCTGATTCCTTCCTCGTCGGTGTCGATTCCTTTTGCTCCAATCTTTGAGGTAATCAGTCCGTCTCCGCAACCTATATCCAAAACTTTCTTTTCTTTTATCCAATCAATGACCTTTAAAACGTGATCCCGATACACACAAGGTGATTCAAACTCTCTCCAGTGGTAGTCGGATTGTTCTCTATACTTCAAAAATTCAGGCATCTAATAAATCGTTAATTGTAAATTCATCTCCAACTTTTTGAATGTTCCACCAGTGCATACTCCTTATTTCTTTACCTTCCCACTGCCCTTTCCCGATGTTGCAGAATTTGAGTCCGAGGTCTTGGCAGGCTTTCTTGATGTTTTCACCTTCTCGATTCCACGGGGCAAAAAATGTTGTTATCTTTTTTTCCTGTCCTGTCATCCGTAAGGAATTTTCCGACCAGTAGTCAATAGACATCTGTAAATCTCCATAACATTCCTGATAATCCAATAGGCTGTAGTCTTTATGTTCCCATCCGTGCAATCCTATTTCCAGTTGGGGTGCGGTAGCGAGGTAGTAGAATAACGCGTGGTTTTGCCAGAGGTCTTTCATCAGCACGGCAACTGTATGTATCTTTCCTTCTTTTATAAACTGTTCGTGAATCTTCTTGAATTGATAACTGTTCGTATAGACATTCGCATCGTCATCGCGGAATAAATTTGAACCATTTGTGTTTTCGGACGTTTCCTTCATTGGCTTTAACTTTTAACGGATACTTGCTTAACACATAAGGAAAGGAAATTTGGTCTCTTGCACTCCATCTTTGAATCTCGTCCCACCATTCCTCATTGAATTTATTGACGACTTCGGTGTTTCTTCTCACCAGCACTCCGCACTCATACAGTCCTGCCTTTTCTGGGAATCCTTGCGACCGGTAGTAGTCAACTTGTTCTTTGAGTTCGTCTATCCGTCCAGTGTCGGCGACGGCTTCCTCGTATATGCAATCCCGATAAGGATGTTTGAACAGTCCTATATCAGCGTCTCCCAGAAATTCTTTGATAAATTCTTCTTCGGGAATTAGTAGCTCGATATTTCCGTCTAGCCAGACGCTTGTGCCATCAATGTACCTGTGAGCCAAAATCTTGTATTTTTTGGCTTCCATCTTTCCTCCGTCTCCTGTGAAGCACTTTATATCGTCCCTAAAAGCGTCACGATTGCTTGTAACGGCCGTAAATATCATAGTGGGTATATTCCTCGTTTTTCAAAATCTATGTCTTCTGGTTGATAATCTCGCTTACCAGCCTTAATGTCTTTTTTTATATTCTCCAGTCTGTCGGGATTGAGCCACGCATAATGCAGAATTTTCCAGTCATCGGGTGTTTCAATTTGAACATACTTGAGAATTCCATCGTAGGTTATATGCGAATGGTAGCCTTCGGTGAAATATAGGTTCTTGTCGTTGTAAAATATTTTGTTGACATTTGTCCTCACTGGATTCTCAAAATGATGCAGGGGGTCTTGGATTAGGTTGTAGAATTCCATTCCCATTGTGATTGGCGCGGAGTGTGGTTCGATTCGTACTCGTTCAATGAATTCCCTGTACCCTTCCCCGACTAGCTTCTCGTCCTGGTCTATGTTCACTATCCAGCAGTCTTTCGGTATCTTTTCTAGCAACCAGTTTCTTTGCTTGCTCATTTCCTCGAAGGGATTTTGATACAGCGTGAGGTTATATACTTTCTTGTATTTCTTGAGTAGCTCCCAAGTCCCGTCTTTTGAGCCTCCATCCACTATGTGATACTCATCGACTATCGGATAGACGCTTTCTATACATCGAAGTATCTCGTGTATTCCGTCTTGGCAGATTAGATTTCCAATAATTTTTGCCATTGAGAAACAATGTTATCCCAGTTATATGTTTCTTCCGCCCACGATTCCGATCCCTTTTGATAACGCGCATAGCCACTTAATAATATTGCGTCGAGATATGCTTCTTTATTTTCCGAATCTCCAAAGGTATTTTCCTTATCTTTCCATCGTTTTCCATCCGTATGAATCTTTCTGCCATACTCAACTGTTTCGTTCAATGCCGCAAAATCAGAAGTTATACACTTACAACCTGCTAATTGAGCTTTGACCGCCGATATACAGTGAATTTCAAAGAATTGAGTCGGATAGAGGAATATTCCCGCTTCAAGGTACTTTTTGGCTATCTCCCTATGGTTAATCATATATCCGCCCTCTGCGCGCCCTTCAGCGACTAATGTGTTGAATCTAGCCATCATATCGTCCTTCCATTTCATCATTTCTGGGTTATCTTCCTGAACTCCGTCGTACACGCTCCAACCGTAATACCAAGCTAATTTCCAGGGCTTATCTGGTTGTCTTCGGATGAGTTCCTCGAATATATCCAGTGTTGCGTCCAGGTGTCTATCCGGTGAGCTGGTATTTAGGATGACACATTGATTTTTTTGGACTTTTTTCTCAAATTGTGAAGAATCGACGCCATTCGGAATCACCACAATCTTTTCATCTGGGACATTTGGAAACAATCCTCGATGCGCCTTACTTTTAACAAATATCTTATCTATCTTTGCCAGTCTTTCCGGTGTGAATTCTTCTTTGGGAAGAACATCGTGCAGGTCTATGAAAATCTTTGTTGAGTTTATCGGGATGTCTAGTGGTTTGGGATGTCGCCAGATTATCGTTATGTCTTGCTTGTCTTTGGGGTTCCATTCCCAGAAAGGCCGGTATTGAACGCCATCATAGACTTTCGCTTCGCCGCAGTTGTTATAAACTGTGACGTTGTAATCTTTTAACCCTTTAGCCAAATTGATAACCGCTTCCTCGCTTCCGCCGATTCCGTCTTTCATCGCTACATCGGGATTCCATACCTTTGAGGTGTAGGAACAATAGAATACTAAATCTTTTCCGCTTGATTCCTCTTTCACGAAGTTAGCGTTGTGAGCCGCGCACATCTTGGGATGCTGTCTTACACTAGGCTCCATTTTGTCAAAGTACTTCCTTAGTTTCTTTTTGTCTTTAATCTGCAATATGTCTGATGTTGCTTTCTCTACTTTCTTGGTTATTTCAAAAACTTCATTGAAAACCCTAGCCTTCTGAACAATCTCTTTATCTTTGGGAAAGAGTCTTTTCAGTTCATCCAAAATCTTCATCGCTTTCTGGTATTCTCCGGTTTCAAGGTAAATGTCCATCATCTGCATCAGGGGATTGTAGTCAAAATCCCTAGGGTTGTGGACTATCTTGGTCATATCAGGCTTCGGAAGCTGAAGTCCTATCTCAAAGAAGTTCAGTGCCTGCTCAAATCTTCTGTCTTTCCTAAGTGAATCACCTAGTTGGAAATAAGCGTTGGGATAAGTCGGCCGGAGTTCCATCGCCTTGAAATAATAGTCCCGATTCTCGTCCAGTTCTCCCAAAGTCAGGTAGGCTTGGTACTTTTCTTCGTCCGATCCGGATACTTTAACAAACTTCTTGAACCATTCAACTGTTTTGTCCGGCCGTCCCATTCCCCATTCAGCGTTAGCCATCAAATAATAACTTCTGGCGTCTGGATTATCTTTTAAAGCCTCTTTGGCGATGTCCAGATTCCTTTCCGCGCTGGCTTTTGACCTCTTTTCGTCTGCGAGGTGTAAAACTTCTATTTCTTTTATAAAATAACTCTCTATTTCTCTTGTATTGATAAAGTCTTCGTGAACCCGTCCTTCCCATTTAACACATCCGTCATTCTTCACGATTCTTGTCTTTAAGTGCTTGACCGTGCATTCACCGTCCTTGAAATCATACAGGTAAAACATCACTCCGCAATCCGCCGCCTGTTCTTTCATCTTCTCGACTACTTTCGGCAAGTGTTCTGCTCCTTTCAAAATGTCGTCAGTGTCGCACCAGCCGAGGAAAGAATACTCTGGAGGAACTTGAGAAAAATTAAAGTTCCTTGCTTCTGCAAAATCATTTTTCCAATCAATATGAGATATATCCGATTTATATTTTTTGGCTACTGCATCACACTTTTCGTTATCTCCCGTAATTGTTATAAAAAATTTATCAACATAGCCATCTAAATATCCGAGACATCTATCCAGTAAAACAGATTCTTCGTCCGTTGGTTTAACAATCATACACCAAGCAAGTTTTGAAATTTTTCCTGCCACATTCCCCTGTTGCTGTTCGCTTTTGAGTTGCATCTTTTGCATAGAGTTATTAGATTATTCTGCAAACAATTATGTTTATCATAGTCTATGTGGTGAATAGTCAATCCCCTGCCTAGCACTTCTTTACTTTTGTATGTTTGTTCATCTATTCCACAGTTTCTACAGATGAAGCCGTCTCTTTTCTTTATGGTAGCCTTTAGTTCTATATTGAATTTGTGGCTATATGGTATAAAACTTTTGCCGTTTCTCCAGTTTGCGTTTTTTTCTCCGAATCTTGAATTATTTTTTCTTATCTCTCCTGCCCGTTCAACTCCATATATCTCTTCTAATGTTTTTCCCTTCTTGTTTTTATTTATTTCAATGAAGTGTTTTCTTCCGTGAGATACGACCCTGTCATTCTTCTTGTGAGAATCGGACATTTTCCTTTTGTGTTCATTAGTCCTCGTGTATGGGGGATAGTATTTGAATTTTATAGTATGGCTACAACTTCTCGAACATCCTCTTCTTTTTTCCCAATAACTATCACAACTTTTGAACCGCAACTCTGGAGTTCTAGTAAATACTTTTCCACAATTTTCGCATATTTTTGATTCATTCATACTATAATTTTATAGTATGGCTCGACACAAGTCAAGGCGAAACATACGAAAGGCATCTATCCAGCAGTTTGGCTTCCTCTTCTGATGGTTTGCAAATAAGACATAATGAAATCATAGTTTTTCGGGTGCCATAAAGACATTAAATTTTTTAAAGAACCATTTGGTTTCCTCTTTTCGGTCTTCCTCTGTTCCGTGTAAAAACAATCTTCCTTGTTTGTGGTATTTCATCAGTTCATCCATTGCCATCATTAGTGTTTGAGGGATTGAACCTTGCAGTCTCCATTCGCCTTTTTCGTCTCCGAAACTGTTTTCATCACCTTTCATTCTGCCGAATTTCTTGTCAGTCATCCCCACCCGTTTCGCGCTCATAAATCCTTTAAACTTTACGAAATCTTCGGGATTGTTTCTTATCCACGCCCTTACGCAAGCCTCTATGGCTTCACGCCTTGCTATTGGTTTTGTGTCTTGTCCTTTTCTCATTTGCCTTCAAACCTGCGGATAGGCGGTTTGACGACCCATCCGAGGCAAATTAAATTGTTTAACTTGTCTATGTCAGCAAAAATCCAATTGCTGAATAGTGGCTGAACCTGTTCTTAAACTCAACCGTCAACTTACCAACAACGGCGCGCATTTCGTAATCGCCTGATCTTGCCAGTCCCGTGTCGATTCTTGGTCTTTCCAGGAAAGCGAGTCCGAGTTTGTCAGGATTGAGAGCGAGAATTTTGTGCGTTGTGTCGCCGGATTGATAGATGTAGCGGTGAGCGTGAACACGCAATTTTCCGAATCCGGTTTCAAACACATCAACTGCGAGCACTACTTCCTTGACATTTGTCCCCGTAACAACGTTGGTTGACTTGTTTGTGAAGTCATCCGTCTTGTCTTTGAGAACCTTACCAAGAAAGAGGTCGGTGGCTACATCGCCATTTGACTGATTCCAGCATTCTGCTTGAAATCCCTTGAGGATTGAAGCTGACCATACTGTACCAGAGTTCATAGCGGAGTAGGTGTTGGCGTGGCTGATTCCTTGAAGTATTCCCATTTAGTGGACTTTGTCTTCATCTCCTTTCGGAGAGTCCCGTGTAAAGTCTCTACACTTGCCCGTAGCGACCATAGTTTCCGTTAGGTCATTGCTACTGCTAGCTCGGCGTTGGCTTGGATGCTTTCACCGAATTAGCGGGATTTTAGATGCGCAGTTTTTACTTCAAGGTTTATTAGTCCTTTATCAAATCTCCGATGGCAGTTGGGGCATAGAACAATAAGATTATTGGCATTCTGTGGAGTGTATCTTCTATTTCTATCGCCATTTATTGGTTCTATATGTGCAACATCCATAATTTCTGGTTCTCTTAATCCACAGTTCCGACAAGTATAATCATCTCGCTTTAATACTTGTTTCTTCCAATAGATTATCATTCCACCTTTCCATAACGGATGTTTTTCTCCATCTAACTGTCCTTTTTTGAAGGCGGTTGGCGGCATATAGTGAAGTTTCTTTCCCTTATTCCAAACTATATGTCCCTCCCTCCAACAAAGACGAGAACAGTATTTTTGAGATTTTTCTCTACTTTTAAAGGACTTTTTACAATGTTGACATTTGAACTCTTTCATATGTTTTGTTGAAGATTAAATCTATCAACATTTTAACATTCTGAAAGAATAGTGTCAATCGTTTACGCATTTTCGGCGCCGTACCGGACGCACCCGTAACGAGGGTAGCGCGGACGATGTCGAATTCTGCCGCATTGTGCCAATCAACCAAGGCTTTGGCGGTCTGGCGAGCCAGTTCGTTTTCGCCGTGGTAGTGGTCAATGAGCATCTGTGTGCGGGTAACCTGGAATGGAATTGCGATATTCTGGATGAGGTTGGTATCACGGGAAGGAGCTGTCCGGGCGACTGAAGTGTAATCCGTATCTTCTGCAACTGCCGCCGAAGCCGCAGTCCTGTATGTGTCGGTGAGTGTGCTATGGATTGTGTCCTTAGCGGAACTCTTCGGCAACATATTGAAGATAGAACTTTCTTTAGCCGTGAGGTATTCAATCAACCCCATAACATCTTCTTTGCGAGACGCATCCCCGTAAGAGGTGAAAATATCTGCTGATGCCATCTATGTGAAAGCTAAATAGCTCCCATCTTTTTGACGAGTTCGATTTGTTCGTTCTCATTCAGTCCTTCTGTCCTTGATTTTTCAACCAGAGACTGAATTTCTTTTTGCTGGGGAGCAGTTAGCCTGTTCTTACTTTCTACAACTGTTTTTTCCTTTTTAGAGGCTTCCACTGCACCCACATAATCTTTAGTCTTTTCCCAAGCATCAGGGAGTGAGAGCCCGTTAGCTTTAGCCACTGACCTGACAAGGTCAAGATGGTCTTTAGCTTCCGGTTTCTCATAGATGAAATCACGTTCGGTGACGGTTTGCTCAAGTCCTGATACTTTCGCCATAAGTTCAGTCAAGTCTTCCTTGACTGGCTTAGGCTTATCTTCGGTTTTCTTGCCGACGAAGGACGAGAGGTTTTTGTAGTGTTTTTCAAAGTCCTCTTTGGATTTGAATTCTCTACCCGCCATCTGATTGATTTCTTCTAGGGTGAGGTTGCCTCCAACATCCTCGGCTCCTGGCTCTTGAGGAGTTTCTTCGAGAGTATCTTCAGAGAGATTCTCGGTTGATTCCTCTGGGTCGTCGGTTTCTAAGGGTTTGTTGTCCATTTTGATAAAAAGTTAAGGGTTAATAAGCGTCAGGTCGACCTTCCTGGCGTTCCCTATCCAATCGGCGATAGACGCTTTCTTCTTCTGAAGGAAGATCATCAACTGAATAGGCTATATTAAATATATCTGATAACCATTTTTCAATGATTGTTCTAGCGGCTTTCTTGGCGGTGAATTCTTCATAGCTGGTAACTCCCAATTCGGCGTTGCGAATCAGGTCTGCCAAAAGAAGCAGTCCGTCTTTGTTAGAATCTAGGAATTTTTTAGCGGCTGACTTGTGCATTCATTTAATCTCTTCTTCCACTACTGAAACAGCATTTTGCAACGCACCAGACAAACTTCCTCCGTATGGAACTTTTATCTTGTATGTATTAAAATCTCCATTTCCATAATCTTCTCCGAAAGAAATAAATTTCAAAGAAATTACACCCGCTTGCCCATCTATCATCCAACTCTTCAAAAATGTTTTACCAACATTCTCTTTAGGGAAACATAAGTCATCCCTGTTTTTGTTCATTTCCAATCCATCATCCGAGCAATATTCATCCAAAATTATTGTTGATTGTTCAATAGACATATTTTTTTTATAATGGATTAGGATTCATTTTTGATTCCATTGGTTGAGCTTGCTTTTGCGGTACGCCTTGCGGTTGTCCTTGAAGTACCTGTGGCATCTGCTGCATATTCTTGACCAGTCTATCGGCATCCAGTCCCAGCGTGTCGAATATCTCGCGTGCCACATCATTCACCGGCATACCCATTTGTCCCAGAATTCCCATTGTCTGAATAAGTTGCTGCACCATCACGCCCTTATTGATCTGTTCGTCTCCGATTTCCACATCTATATCAAAGTCAGTATCAAACAGTTTCTTTGAAATCTCGGGAAATCTATCTTCTCCCAGTTCACCTAAATCATCCTGGATTCCTTGTTTGGTTTGATCTATAATTTGAGCCTCGGCTTCTTGAAGGGGAACGCCTTGCTGTACTAAATCCATAACAGCTTGCTCTAGTTGCACCTTGCCCATCGGATCTTGTTTCATTTCATTGAGTTTTTGATAGGCTAGATTTTCCGCCAGATGTTCATCTAAGTTTTGCAGGGCTTTTATGTCTCCTGTGATTCTTATAATGTCTTTGTCTTTGAGAATCTGCCTGATAATTGGCACCATCTTCTCGGTTAAAACCTTTTTCAAGTTAAGGAAGATTCCCTCCATTATGAGGTTATAGCTCTTTGCTGATCCTCGTTCCTCAATCAAAGCATTGGTGGCAGGCTGGTTTGGGGCTATCTCATCCTCGGCTTGGGTTTGAGTAACTCTCTGCCCCCACAAGTAGGCTTGTTCTTCGTCCTTGTAGCTGGATGGGTCGACTGTTCCGGTTTCTATCAAGTTTATATCTCCTTCGGCTGAAGTCTTAATCGCTCCCGTTGTGAAGAGTCTTTTGAGCTGTTGCGGGGTGATGTTCCCTCTTACGTCCCAAAGTCCCGCCTGGGCGATTCTGGCGGTGTTCAGGCGTATGTTAACAATCTCGTTCAAGTAGGCTTGAATCTGAAACAGCATCTCCGGCACACCTCGTCCGTCGAATCTGTTGACTAAATTCTTAAACTTGAATTCTTGATAGGGGTTGTCTTTCTGCTCTTTGGCTTGGTGGACGATGTATGATGTCCCTTCGGATGAATAACAAACTTTTCCATAAACATAATCCTCATCCTTTTCGTTCTCTGTGAATACAAACTTTGGAAAATACCCGTATCTTTCATAAACTTCCACATAGGGAACTTGGGTGTTTTGATTGGACATATTAAAAGCGTCTAGCCCTGTCCTATCCAGGCTCTTGGTTCCTTTTACATCTTCTTTGTTATCCCAGTCGTATTCTTGAAATTCCGGCAGCGTCAAAAGGTTTCTTTCAATCATCGGCGTTTCGCTTGAGTCCGGCGCGGTCGGATCGACTATCATATTTAATCTATCAACCACTCTTAACTTCAACTCTCCGTTTTCTTTCCATACCTTTAGAAAAGCCGTGCCGTCTATGACTGTATTCCTTAAAAGGTCGTTCAGTTTCTTGCCGAAATGAATCTTGTTTAGATAATATCGAAGCACATATCTGAATATCTGGGCGACTTTATATGAATCAGGATGCTTGGCTTTGACCTCGATGTCCTTGGTGTCTATGTCTATATTTTTTAGAACTGTCTCGCAAGTCCATTCAGTGAAAGGAATAAATATCTTCTTCCTTCCAGTTTGCGGGTCTCTTTCCTCGTCGAATATTCCAAAGTAATTCTTTCTGGCCTTTTTAACAGCCGCCAGTCCGTCATAAACTACGTTGTCCGTCACAAAAGACAGTCCCTGTTTCCATTCGGATATTTCGTCTTTTAGGATGGCGATGGCTTTTTGTTCTCCGGTCGTTGGTTGGTACATATTATTTAACCCCAATCAGTTTCTTTATAAAAGTCAAAATTTATTCCCTCCAATGGAAGTTTCTCGGAAAGCCCCCAAACCGCTAGAGCCAGACTCATAACCATATCATCGTGCAATCCAGATGGAACTTTCATTTTTACTTTTTGCCCCGTTAATTCGTATTGAAAACTTTTAAGTTCGTTCGTTAGGATTTCGTCATTTGGTATTTTGATTTTGTTTTGCTCTAATAGAATTTTAAGGCCATTCAATAATTGTTCTCTTGATATTTCAGTGAATCGAAACGGCTCTATTGATATTCCCTGCTTGGTTAAGTCATCAAATATCGGATCGCCGATTCCCGTTGTGTCCATAAAAACCTTTCCGCTATTCCAATATCTGATGAACTTGATTATGTTTTCTTTTTGCAAATCCCAATCCAGCTTATTGAATCTTTCTTGTTTAGCCACTTGGAATGTATGCGAATCAATCGCGGTTAGAACGGTAAAATCTTGATGTTTGGCTAGGTCTATCCCAATTTGGTATCTTCGATTAACTTCAGATTTTATTTCCTCGTTATGGATATTGGCATCTATTTTGCGGAAAACACTTGAAGCTCCCTCGATTCTTTTGCAATAGTATTCCTGTTCGGCTAAATCCTGCGGCATTCCTTCAGCCAGCTCCTGCTCGTATTCTTCTTTTGTCATTACTTTCGTGTCGTCTATTGTCAGCGTTTCCGTGAACCAATTATTCTCTTTGCCTATCTGATAAGTTTTCACGGCGTGATTCACGCCTCTCGGAGTAAAGTTGAATATCGCCCAGCCCTTGTTGACTTTTAAAATCGGCCTTACGAAACCCCATACTTGCGGTTCTGTTATGGAGTATTCCGAGAAAACCACGCCTTTAGGATTCGTTCCAACATTCCTTTGCTCAAATTTATCCGAACCTATGACTTTGATAGTCGAGCCGTTTTTTAACTCAACGAACATCTGCTGATCTAACCTTCTGTTAATCAACTCGTTGGGAATATGGTTTATCATTCTAAATCCGTCATTCTCTATATTTTCCCAAAGGGCCTGCCTTGCTTGTTCTCCGGTCGGAAAGAAATAATAATAATTTCCTTTTTCTGCCACTGCTTGCTTGATTAAATAATTCCAGCAAGTTACGTCCTTTCCACTTCGCCGATGCCATTCAATTACCGCCCTCTTCGCTCCCTGATCCAACGCCTTCAACAGATTCAGCTGGTAGTCCCTCGGAACAAACTTGTACGGAATTTGTATCGTTGCTTCCATAACTTACTAGCTTTATATTTAGCTTATCTCCTCCGCTGGTTATATCCATTCTCTTGAATAATTCAGCCACATATTCCAAAAACATCTCGATCGCTTTTTCACTTCCGCCTTCTGCTTTTACCTGCAACGCTTTTAATACTTCAGGAAGTCTTTTTTTTACCTTGCTTAAGCTCTTTTTTGTTATTATATCCTGATACTCTTTACTGGCAGTCTTGTGATAAAATGTTCTTTCTGGTATCTTATAAAATTCATATAAATCCTTTTGAAGTTTCGGCGTTCTTTCTTCTTCGGGTAATGCAAACCAGTCCGCGATTGTTTCCCACATCTCGGCTTTTTCTTCGTCGTTCATTTCAG